CGTTCGCCACCGTGAAGCCGGTGCCGGTGAAATCCGCAGATGCCACTTCGCGCCGGGTGTTGCTGCTGGATACCTCGAACACGTCCGAGATGTCGACGATGTCGCCGTTGCTCAGGCCGTGTGCAGGCGCGGTGACGACCACAGGGTTGGCTGCGGTCATGTTGGTGATGGTGATCGGCACGTCGAGAGACAGGCCAGCATCGACGCAGAAGGCGTCCTGCAGATCGCTGAACTCGCGCTCGTCAAGGCGCTCGATGAACTGCTTGACCGTTCCGTTGATCGTGCGCTGCACGAGGAAATAGGCGATGTCCTTGTTGCCTTCGCGCACGACAGCGACGCTCTTGAAATCTCCGAGCGTCGTGGCCCGCGTCCAAGCATAGACCTCTTGCTCGTTCTGGTACGTCAGCACCAGCGCGGTGCCGTCATCGCGGATCAGCCAAATCAGGTCGTAGGGAGACGGGGCGAAGGCCCAGTCGACGATCTGGTTGTAATCAAGCAGGTGGCGCGCCAGCACCGTGATGTCGCGGCCCGTGAACTTGTCGGTGGCGAACTCGTAGGACAGCTCGCGGATGAAGTTTCCGGGGGCCATGTAGAGTGCGAGATCGCCAGCCACGATCGGGCGCAGGGCGGTCGATCCGTAATAGCTCTGCGGCTTGATGTTGATTGTCGATGGCGTGAAGGCCGCATCGCCCGCACCTTTGACGCGGAACTCTGCGCCGGTCGTCAGGATGACCAGATCGCTCAGCGGGATGATGTGGCGGATCTCGTTGATCCGGCGCGCCGCCAGCGTGGCAATGATCGCGTCGTCATCGCGCAGCGGCGTCGAGGTGGCGAAGTTGTAGAACACGCCAGTCTGCGTCATCCAGAAGCGGTTCGGAAATGCGTCGGAGTTGGCGTAGATCTGGCGCTGTTGAAAGAAGCCGGTGGTGCTGGGCCAGAAGCCGGCGCCCTCTTCGAACGGATTGACGGCGATCGGCGCGGTGTCGCCGGTGTCGGCCTCGATGAAATCGTCATTGAACGTCAGGTCATCGGTGCGCCCGATGAAGCCATACAGGCCGCTCTCGTCGGCCCGGTAGACGTTGTAGGTGTCAGCGTCCGCAGCTGCTGCCCATGTAATGGTGTTGTCCCACGCCTGCGCTGTGGCGACCGCAGTCACAAAAGCCGTACGCATGGTGCCGCCGCTGGTGTAGGCGGTGTAGCCTGTGCTGTCGATCGGCGCGCGGCTGGTGCTCATCAGCTCGATGGTCGTGCCGCTGGGCGCGTCGAGGACGAGATAACGGCGACCATTGAGCTCAGTCATGCCGACGATGCCGTCGATGTAGATCTCGTCGCCATAGTCGAGATTGTGCGCAGAGCCGAACGTGACCACAGCCGGGTTGGCCTGCGTCACGCCGGTGATCGCCAGCGTCGCGTTGGACAGCGCCGACAGGCTCTCTTCGAAGGTGTCGCGGTTGTTGGCGGTCACCTTGTACTTCAGCGTGTCGCCATTGACGGCCCATGTGCCGCCGCTCGAGTACGCACCGAAGCCGGTGCTGTCCTCGCCCTCGAGGCGGAACGTGTCGCCATCGATTGCAGTGATGCGGTAGGTGTTGCCGTTGACCTCGGTCATGCCTACGACGCCGGTGATCTCGATCTCGGCACCTGTTGCCAGCCCGTGACTGGTCGACGTGACCACAGCCGGGTTCGCCTGCGTGATGCCGCTGATGCCGCCGCTCTGGGTGTAGTTGTTGGTCAGCGCCAGTGCGGTGGGCGCGACTTGGCTGGGCGCAAACGAGATCTCGGTCAGCGTCCAGTTGGTGTTGGTGATGCGCACCAGCTCGCGCGGCGCGTAGTTCGGGTGCACGATCGTCATGACGTCGCCGCTCTGGGCGAACTCAAGCGTGAACAGGTCAGCTGCAAGGTAGGGCGTGACGATTTCGTACGGCGACCCGCCGCTCAGGATCTGGCCGCCGTAGGTGTAAAAGCGCATGTACTGATCGCCGAGCTCGAGGATGTAGGTCTGCTCGGTGTTGAACTCGAAGGGGATCAGGCGCGTGGTGCCGGTAGTTTTGGCTTCGGCAACGAACTTGAGGCCGGGGCGGCTCTCCATCCCACCGGTGACGCGAACAAAGAAGTTCTCGGCTTTCTCAACGGCAACGGCGCGCTTCGACAGGTCGACGCGGGCGGCTACTGACGGGGAGACCTCACCACCGGCAAAGCTGGGCTGGATGAGTTTTGCCATGCATCAATACCTCGCAGAGATCCACGTTGCTTCGGCAGGCCGCACGGCTTCGAAGCCCTCGTTGGCGTCGGTCGCCTGCGCCTTGCCGATCTCGATGTCGGCGAGGGTCTTCATGTCGGACATGATCTGGCGGTCGCCGGTGATCGGCATCGCGATGTACTGGGCGATGCGATACGCCAGCGCGGTGACGAACTGCGGGTCGAATTGCTGCGGGTCGGTGACCTGCTTGGTGTACTCGATCGTCGGCTCGCTCTCGTTGCACAGGATGACGTGCACGTCGGCGCTGTTGCGCGCCACCTCGAACCGGATCGGCGGCTGATTGTCGCCCAGCGGGTTGACGATGCGGATGACCCGCAGCGCGTCGCTGGGATAGGTGTACATGTAGTCCCAGTTGCCCGGCACGACGCCCGCCAGAGGGGCGGGCGTCGCGTATTTGCGGGCAAACTTCCACGGGTGTTCCCGAAGCACCATGTCGCGCACGTCGTCGAACACCAGCTTGACCTGCTCGGCCTCGGGCGAGGCTTCGTTCAGCGAGGTGATGTCGTAGCGATCACCGATGTTCTGGAGTGCGAGGCGCGCGATTTGGACTTCGGATGCCATGGGTTATTCCTCAGCGCTGGGCTTGCGGCGCGAGCGCACCGGAGGCCGGCGGTTGTCGGTGATGGGCTTGATGGCAGCCTCGGAGCGCTTGAGCTGCTCCTCGTCGACCACCTTCGGCTTGATGGGCTTGGTCTGGTTTTCCTCTTCGAGGATCTCCTCGAGCTTTTCCTTGTCCTCGATGATGTCGGCAGACAGGGGCAGCTTGCCTTCGGTGGCAAAGAAGTCGGGCAGGGTGTAGACGCGACCGGCGTTCTTGCCACGACCCATGCGCCCGTAGGCAGGGTGGTAGAAGCCGTTCTTGTCGAAGCGTACGTTGATGGGCATTTGGGGTTCCTCTTCCATAGGATGGCAGGCGGGCCCGAAGGCCCGCCTGTGTTATCAGTTCGAAGCGTCCGGGTACGCTTTCCACTTCGCCACGTCCTTGGTCAGGAACGCATTGATCGCGCCTGCCGTAGTCGTGGTCGTCGCAGTGATGCACAGGATGCCGAGGTAGCGCTCGTAGGCGTTACCTTCCATCGGCAGTGCCACAGCAGCGATGAGATCACCAGCATCCAGCTCGTTCAGGGCGGCGTCGTCGGTGACGAAGGTGCCCGTGTCGAAGTGAACGGTGGCAGAGCCATCGGTTGCAATGGCGGCCTGCGCGTCCGACACCAGCTGGAACTTGACAGTACCGGCGGCACCGCCGGTGATGATGTCAGTGTCGCACTGGATGACGAGGTAGATCGGTTCACCGTTGCCGATGTCCCGCGCTTCCTGCAGGTCGATGACGTCGCCGATGAGGGCGGTGCCGGCAGATGCCGCAACGCTGGTCGCATCGGCGAACTCAAGAAGGCTGTCGAGGATCATGTCTGATCTCCTTTCTCAGGCTCACACAACGCGAGCTTCGTTGATGGACAGGGCGTCGCACCGACGGATCGGATAGCCACCCCACGAGGTCTGCATCGTGCCGCCGACCATTTCGGTGGTCAGGGTCGAGTTGGAGACCTTGTCTGCGGTCTGACGGCGCAGGAACGCGAGCACCTGCTTGTCCATGTACCAAGCGCAGCGCCCGAACGAGGGGTTCGGGATCTCCGTCAGTGCACGGTGCATCAGGTCGTTCAGGTCCGCACCACCGGTGAGGTCCGACGTCAGCAGCGAGCGATCGATGTTGGCGATGCGCACGACATAGCGCCAGTCGCGGACACAAAGGCCCGCATCCCAGCGGTAGTGCGTACGGTACGCCTGCATGCGACCGTTGTTGCCGTCGGCGTCCTCGATGGTCACTTCACCCAGATCACGCTGCTGCAGACCGGCGGTCGAGCCTTTGGGCACGATACCGTGGCAGGTGTTGGGCGACCAGCAGATCAGCCAGATCGAGGCGTTGTCCGAACCCGTGCCGCCGCCATCGATGATGTTGTCGCCGTTCTCGGCAGACTTGTCATTGTAGCGAGGCGCGAAGCCGGTGAACTCTTCGGGGGCGGTGGTTTCATCGCCGTAGAAGAGCGTGTCCGCGATCTCTTGGTTCATGCCCTCGATGTGAGGGCGGTCTTCCTGCAGACGGAAGGCGGCGGGATCGCCCGCCATGTCCACGAGGGCCTTGTCGACCTCCGCGTAGTCTTCCAGCATGCCGCAGGTGTCCGTCACTTGGACCGCACGGCTCTTGGTCGGCTGAACGCCGCCGTAGAGCTTACGCCAAGTCGGGGTCGGGAGACCCGAACGGATCGACGACCGGTGACCGGTAGTCAGGTTGCCTTCGAGCCAAGTCATGTCCGCAAGGATTTCGTTGGTCTCGTTCAGGATCTCGACGACGTCAGCAATGGTGCCGTCGGGATCGGTGACCTTCGCGAGGTCTGCGAGGGTCGGGTTTTTGACGCCAAGTGTGGCCATGTTGGGCCCTCCTTCTATTACGCCGATTTGTCAAACATGGATGGGTACATTCGCTTCAGCGTCCCTTCCGTCTGCGGGGCAGCGTCGCCCTGCAGAAGTTTCGGGTCAGCGATTGCCTTGCCCACGCGGTTCAGGAAGCGCAGCACCGCGGGATGGTTGCCGATCGCCAGTCCGTTCGGGTTCTCAGGGCTGGGCGACTTGAGCAGCGCACGCAGATCAGCATCGCCGAACTGCTTGATTGCGCTTTCCGCGACCTTGAGGTTCTCGGCGAACTTCTCGCCACCGATCTCCTTGTCGGCCTTGGCACTCTTGCGCCAGTCTTCGACCCGTCCATTCCAGCTTTCGACAGCCGCCTCGTTGAGCTGCTGCGCGCGATTGATGTCGTACTCGATCAGCGATTGGTACTGCTTTTGCGACAGCCCCATCTCGCGTGCTTGATCGGCGAACGCCTCAATCTTGCCCTTGGTCTCGGCGTCAAGCTCGAGGCCCTCGGGCGGCTCGAAGGTGTACGTTTCCGGCACACCCTCACTTCCACCGCTCTCGTCGTCCGACAGCAGATCGGCGGCATTCTTGTCGCCTGCGTCGCCCTTATCGGCGTCGGCAAGCGTTTGACCATCGGCGCCGGTGGTGTCGGCCGCCGTGGTCTCGGTTGTTTCTTCGGTCCCGGCGAGCAGGTCGCCTTCAGCTTCATCAGCCATCGTTCTTTCCTCTCTTCCTAGTCGCCGAAGTGGTTTTCTTCCAGCATCAGCATGAACTTGGCCTTCGCCTGTGTGCGGATCTGCTCCAGCAGCGCCTCACCCACGGATCTGGCCCCCTCGTTGAAGGCAGTGCTGTCACTGTCGCCCGGGATGTGACTGAGCCTGCCTACATGACATGTACCATAGATCAGCTC